TTATCTTCTGAAAGCCAATTCCAGAAGGAAGTCCGGGAATAGTGAGTCTGAACTTAAACTTTTGCAGAGGGTCAACAGAAGTTGTACGAGCCGCATAAGCATTGATAGCAATGAGTCCTAACAGTTTCTTAAACATCTCTATTCCTCCTTTCTTAGTTGGAAGCCACTTCGTGGCTAAAACGGAAAATGACAAACTCAGCAGGTTTCTTGTTAGCATAGCCAATCTCACAGATGAGCTTACCTTGTTTTCTGACTTCCGCAGGATTCAGGTCTTCATCACATTTGACATAGTATGCTTCCTTAGCAGAGTCTCCAAACAGTGCTCCGTCTCTCCACAGTGTATCAAGGAAAGACTGAACAGTCGTGATAACACGAGTCCAAGTACGGGGGTCATTGGGTTCAAAGACGTACTGCTGAGTTCCGAGGAACACACTCTTCTTGATAAAGATGTCCAGAAGAACATCGGAGATGTACTTCATAGAAGAATCAGGATGCAGGTTTCTAGCACCCCAAACGACGATTCCGTAGTTTGGCTTAGGAATGATGGAAACAACACCAGCAGGGTTGAGTCTGTCTGTGTCAGCATGAGTTAAAGTGGTAGTCACTTCAACTGCCCCTCTGACGATGGCTTCAGTTCCTGCAGGCACTTTCCACACACCCCTGTTAGTAATAGTACGAGCATACACACCCATAATATGACCACAGGTAGGACAGTTTCTCAGCTTACCAGTCTTGGACAGAGGGTCAGAGACTTTAATCCAAGGGAAGTACAGAGCCGCATTCTTGCAAGACATAGTCTTTCTGAGAGTAAGGACACTTTCCACAGTGGAAGCTTCAGGAGCATCCAGAATAGCGAACACATCCCCTCTACCTTCACAGTAAGCCATGACTGCACTGTTAACATCGGCAGTAGTCTGTCCAGGAACACAGAGCAGATTGAGGTCATCAATCACATCAAAGTTATGGAGAGCTTTAGTGAAGTCTGCATCAGCAATATCAGTGACACCATCGTTGCCACCAGTAAGAGCAGTTTCTGTTTGGGCAGTAAGATTGCCAGAAACACCCTCGATGAACTTGGACTGCTCAAGGACATAAATCCAGTAATTCTCTTCACCAGCAGTATTGGTAAGATTCTTGAAAACTTCAACATCTTCAGTGTCCAGAGTGACTTCGATGTCAAAGTTAGTAGCTGTGTCCTTATTAGCTGTGACAGTGACTTTGAGCTTATTGCCCCAAGCACCCTCATCTTTAGCATTGATGATAAAACCATTATCTCCAGAGGTCATGCTTGCGACTTCAGCCGTCTTACTTGCCACTCTCATGACATAGCATCTCTTACCGCCATTCTGGAAGAATCCATACACAGCATAAGCGAGGTCACTATTGGCAAGGAAAGGACTATCCATGCCATGAGCAAAATTGTTGATAAAGGCATTCCAAGAGCTAATAAAGATAGGCTTCCCTACTTTACCTCTCTGAGCGATACCTGCAAATCCACCTGTAGAAGTGCTGACTGCTTCAATAACAGGTGGGTTAGGGTTGTCCTCAATAAAGACACCGGGAGTTAAATACTCAGCCATTATTTTGTACCTCCTGACTTTTTATTGTTCTTAGGGAGTTCTGTATAGTCCTTTGCTAACAGAATGAGTCCCATATTCTCAGCAATTTTCAACTCATTAGAAATATTACTGTCCGCAACTTTTTTCGTTTCATGAGCAAAGATGCGGAAAGTATTACCATCTTTCAAAGTGAAAACATGAGATTTACCTTTAAGTTCGGTAATCTTCATAAATGATACCTCCTACAATTTGGTTGTATCAGGATAAGGAATGTTGGTGACCATGTCACTTCCATTTCTTATTCTTTCATCAATTTCTACCCACACTCTGTAGGTAAGGACTGAATGAAATGTCCTTTCTGTTTCTGTCAATACATCAGCTTTCATAAGACTGTCTGTCAGTAAGACGAAGCTACTCCTGTCTTGACCAGAGAGGTCTTTGACAGGAAGATTGAAACTTCTATCTGGATGATGACCTAACCACTTAAGGGTCATTTCATTCATCTGAGACTGTGTTCTTGACCAGAAGTCTAACTGATAAAACAGACTATAGGGGATTGCTCCTCTTTCTTCAACGAGTGTATGCCCTGTGGCATTTCTCTCCACAACTACTTTATCTGGAAAGTATCTGACATCATCTCGGACACTGTATAAGTTATACAAGGTGATACAAGGGTATTCCTCTATTTTGAAGTCTTCATCAGGCTTTCTGATTTTGACAGGGACAGGAGTAAGGACACCTCTAGCATTAGGAAGTCTGACAATTCCCTTAATGTAGTTTATTAGAGCAGTGTCAACTTGCTCAAACCACACTGATTCACTTTGTACAGACATAATCATATACCTCCTGTCTCGATAAGGTCTTTAAGCAGTGCTTCCCAGTTGCCTTTTAATATAGGCTCAACTTCATCCCAAGTCGGTCTTATCAAAGGTCTAGGTGGTTGTTTGGAGTTTCCATATTCCATCCAAATCATTATGTCACTAAACTTTGAACCATCAGGTGTTCTCTTCCAAGCAGAAGCTCCTACAAATAAGGTAATGCCATTGGCTACTGACCTTACTCGTCTGACTTCTATGTTATCTCTCAGATAACCAGTATCTACATAGATTGTAGAGTTGCCTTTGATAGCAACAGTACCACTTGAAAGAGGAGTCCAAGGTAAGTCTTGAGCATCAATATGACCAACAATAGTGTCTAAGATAAGATTTCCGTCTTCTTCAAGCTGTGCTTTGAAAGCAGGGAATAAATTCACGGAAAGTCCTTGTAACACAACTCCTGCACGAGTCCAGTCTCCGAACTTGCTTATATAAGCTATGTTACTCACCTCCTAAAGAGGTCTTCTTATCAACTCGACAATGGAAGTCATACATTTGCCACTTATCTGCGACAAGAGTCTTTGGAACTACTTTATCCACAATATACTCAATGTCATCATATGTGAACTTACCTTTTCTCAAAGTTTCTAAGTCTGCATGAGTCTCATGAGGAATGTCCTTAGTGATAAGCTGTTTTGTAGGAATAGTTATAACTGCATCAACCTGAATACTCTCAACAGGGTTTTCACCTTGATTGAAATTGGTTTTTATACGTCCTATGAGCTGAGTTGGACTATGGTAAACCTTACTGGTAGTCTCATCATAAACATTAACTGTGGTCTCCTCTTCGTTGAGTAAACTAAGATAGAGCCTGTCAGTAAACATGATGGAGAATATCTCTTCAATTCCGTCTAAGAACGCATTTTGAATACTAAGGTCAGCCATAAACTCACCCCACATTCACAACTACAGGGGTAAGAGTCTTAAAGGAATCTTGTTTGTATCCTGTGAGTGAGGACATTTCTGTAGTGGACACCACAACATAATACTTTGTATCTGGACTAAGACCCTCAATACGACAGGAGGTCTGGTGTACATTTCTAATGGTTACTACCTCTTTAGCATCAGCAGAAACAGGCTTAGACACATTCATCAAGTCCAGTATTGGGGACTCTGAAATATACACTTTGTAATCCCGAAATCTACTTAACTTGACTTTCCATGAAATCTCTACGGAAGTCTCAGTTACTTCTCCTACATACAAAGAAAGAGCAGGAATAACACCTTTTTCATAATTTCTCTTGGTGGCATATCTGTCAGATAAAAGCACATCAAAAGAAGTTAAGGTGTTAGCTCCTGCCCCTCCATTCTCTAAAAAGTCTGTATACTCTTTGTCCACTTGAGCAATAAGCTTCATATAGTGGTCAAATCTCTGTGACCGCTTCAGATAGTTATTGTTATCTGCACCGATGTCATAGAGTGGAGCTTCCTTGACTGCCAAGGTGTAATACAGTTCTTTTTTAGAGAGTAGAATTATTGGGTAGATACACTCCGCAGGCAGATAGTCAAGTGACGGTATTTCAGGATAATTCCTAGTGAGGACAATGTTCATAAAAAGAACAATGTCCTCATCATTCATACTGAGGTAGGCTGAGTCCTGAACAGTACCAGTTGGGTCTTGAACACTTACACTCATTCGTAAGTAAGAAACCATCTGGTCTACTGTCACATTGAACACCTCCTATATTAAAGGGGCATCAGCAAATCAGCCTGTAAGAGAATGGCTTTGACACTCTCAGGAACATTAGTCTGCTTACCTTTCTCAAAGTGGTAGCGAACTCCCCCGATACAACAAGAATGGTTAACTCTAGTCCGAATCTTCACATTCTTCTCGATTGGAGCTTTAGAGGACTTATCCTCAAATGTCACAGTGGGAGTAGTCTCAGGGACTTCATTCTCTTTCTCAGGAGCTTCTGCAACTTCTGTAGCAGGAGTTTCCTGAACAGCAGGAGTGGAAGTAGCTTCAGCTACTTCCTCCGCTTCTACAGGAGTCACAGGAATCTGTTCTTCAACAGGGGTAGCTCCCTCAATGATATTGCTTGATGCTTTTGGCTTAAAGTTTCTTGCCGCCATAACTGTAACCTCCTATTGTACTGCAATAATTTTGTGTTGATTAGGCAGTCTCGATAACGACACCATACTGGTCATGGAGCTTGCCAACACCGAAGATGGCATACCAAGCCAGAGAACGCTTACGACCGAAGTCTTCAACACCATTGTCACGAAGCTCAACAGGCAGGGAGAATGCGATACCATAGTAAGCATCACCGAACAGAACAGCCTGATAAACGGGAATGTCTCCTGCTTTCAGGTCTTCATCATAAGCAGGGTCAGTGGCAGCCGCAGCACCATTGCACATCAGAGTGGTCTCGATGAAACGGCAGTCATCGATTCTACCAATCTCGCCAGTGAACAGTTGCTCAGGAGCACCATAGTTGGATGCGTTAATCCAAGCAGAGTCATCACGCAGACCTCTGGACTGGTGAGGATGGACGAAGCAAATCCAGTAAGCACCACCAGCGGCCTTGGGAGCATTGTTGGTGGACAGGATTTCGATAGCATCCTTAACAGTGGACACCTTCATCAGACAGGTAGCTTTGATACCCTCTCTGGAAGTGACTTTGTTAGTGCCATCCATAGCATAAACTCTGTTAGTTCCAGACAGAGCAACATCACGAAGCTCACAGTCAACGACCATAGCATAGTCACGACCCAGAAGAGTAGTGGCAGAAGCCATGATGTCATCGAAGGAAGACTGAACGAGCAGTTCGGAGACAGCAACAGCATTGCCATACTCGGAAACTGTGATTTGCTTTGTGGAACCGCTGAGAGCCTGAGTCTGCATAGAGGTCATCTCAGTCAGAGCACCACCAAGGACGAGGTTGTCATAAGTCAGCATGGAGATGGTCAGACCGGGTTCAACACCAAGCTCAGTCTTAACAGTTGCGAACTGTAAGAATCTCATGTTGGGAAGAGCCTTGAACTCAATCTCCTTGGAATACACTGTGCGAACAGCATCAGTGAACTTCACATTGTCACCACCAGTGACAACAGCAGTGGTAACTTTAGCCGCATGAGCTTTCATCATGAAAGAGTTAAACACGGCCTGTAACATTCTTCTTTTCATTTAAGAATTACCTCCTAAAAGTTATTTATAAATGATGGTCTTTTCTTATCTAAGACCCATCTTCTTTCGGAACTCCGCATATTCTTTGGAGCGAGGGTCAAGATTTCGGATATACTCTGCATCAAACTCTTCTCCGTCTTCATCGGAAGCAGGGTTAGCCACAGGAGCTTTCTTCTGCTTAGGTGCAGGAGTCTTCTTACCCTTAGACTTGTCATCATCCTCTTCATCATCATCAACTTTGAGTCCGAGGTCTTTCTTGATAGTCTTAGTCTTCTCCTTGGCACTTGCAATAGCAGAGTCGATTTCTTCCTTAGTCTTGCCAGTGATTTCGGGAATCAGAATGGAGATGATAGAACCCTTGTTAGCATTGATTTGCTCTTGGGCATAAAGCTTAACTTCATACTCCTCTTCGACTCTCTTTCTGATTTCTTCCTCATTAGGAGCATTCTCTTTAAGAGTCTTGTTCTCATTTTCCAGAGATGTGACTTTGTCCTCAAGCTCTTTAATCTTGGGGTCAGCAGGCTGATTCTTCATCTTCTCAAGCTCATCCTTGAGAGCCGCATTTTCAAGCAGATACTTATTCACAGAAGTAGTCAGGGACTTGACCTCATCTTCTGCTTTCTTGATACGAGGATAGAGCTTGTCTTTCTCCTCTTTTCTTGCTTGGGCAATGGCTTGCTCAAAGTTGATGCCGGGATTTGGGTCAGTCGCAGGGTCAGTAGTAGGGTTAGGGTCAGTCTCCTCTGCATGAGCAAAGAGAATAATTCTATCCCTAATTCTCAGGAACATGGGTCTTCGATTGAGTTCTACATTAAAAGCACTTTTGTTTTGCATTGTGTTTAACCTCCTATTAAGTTTACACCCGAATATTATCACAGAATTTTTATAAAGTAAAGTGGGTTGCAACTAAAAATAGTGAAAAGTGGATATTTTTATTCTGCTCCACCATTCTGACCAGTGATTTCAGTACGGACTTGCTCAACAGGAGTCTGCCCATTAGTCATACCACTATTCAAAGTTTGCTCTTGCATTGGATTAAGACCATAAATAGTAGGATTCTGCTCCATGTCTTCATCAATCTCTCTAATAAGCTCTTCGATGTTTTCTTTACCAATTCTCTTCATGGCATTTCTTCTGCTCTCAAGTCCCATCTTCATCTCTTGCTGAATTTGTTGTAACTCCAACAGCATATCTTTTGGAAGAGTGTCAGGAAGAGAAACTGCATTCCAGAAGAAGTCTCTAGTGGCAATATCAGTAGGCTTAATAATAAGTCCTTCAAACATAGAAATGAGAAGAATGAGCTTATTGAGTCTCTCAAGTCCATCTTCTGTACTTGTTCTCTTAAGCCGAGTCTTTTCAATCAAAGGAAGATTGATATACTGCAAGGCAACACCACTAGTGTTACTAATAGCTTGTGCTCCTCCAAGGACTGTTTCAGGGATTCCTCCAACTTCACACATAGCAAGCTTCAGGTTGCTGATATAGTTGGAGCTTGCCCCTAAGTCACTCTTCAACTCAAGATTCTCAACTCTGGCTTCTTTGCTAAGTCCACCCCACATCTTGTTAGCACCCTTTTCAAGGTTGCCAATCTTAGCACCATAGACAACAGTGACAGGAGCCGCATGGTAGTCAATGATTTCAGAGACATTGGACTCCTTCATATTGTATTCAGTGTTGAGAGGAATGAGGTCTTCAAGGTCTCCTCGACCTTCATTTCTTCCTGCAACTACGAGGTTTTTAATTTGGATAAAAGGAATGATTCCATATCTGTTGGGAATGATTACAGGCTCACTCTTACCATCAAGGATGGCACACTCATCTTTAGTCCAAATCTGCTTATAAAGAGTCTGCTCTTTGCGGGACTTGCCCAAAATAGGAGTCTTGACAATTTTCTCATAGGTATACATGATAGTGAGCTTAGTCAAAACACCTCTTTGGTGCGGGTCATACTCAGGGAAGACCACACTGGTGGGCATCAGCAACAGTTTGATTCGTCCATCTGGGTATTCGTTAAAGGGGTCATCACTGGAAAGCTCTTCGGGGTCAAAGTAGCTAACT